TGTATTGTTATGGCTATAACACAAGCCAAAAATAAACTACCAGATGCCACTAAACTAAACCACATACTAAAACATTTACTACAAGTCAGTAAATAAACAATAAGTGTTTTAATGACCTGTAATGGTTTATTTTTAGTTGTGATAATAGTGTCTATCAACTCACCAATAAAGTTTGCTAAATCACTTAAGACATAGCAAATAATCAATAGTTTTAATCCTAATACAATCATATTTTCCTTAACCATTTTTTTATCTTCTCTATACTTCTTTGATGTGATATAGCAATAGTGTTTCTACTTATTCCTATTTTCTTTTCACCATCTAAAGGTGTTATAGTAAGTTTCTTTTCAATCTTTCTATAAGATGACATTTCTTTTTGACAAGAGGCATCTCTTAAATCACCTAACCATCTATCATACCTATCCCATTTGTAATAGAGTTTAAATAGTTCTCTATCAACAAGGTCAAGTTTATTATCAACAATCCATTTAATCTTCTCTAATAACTCTATGTTTTCAAAGTCTATTTCTGTTTGTTCTAAATCTATATCTTCACCACATATCTCATCAATCACTATAAAATCACCTGACATTTCTTTTCTCCACTTCTTAAAGAAAGGACTTGTTCCACTATGGTATTGTTTTTTAAGTATATTTACACACATATAAATAAGATAGTTATTATTGTGTGCTCCCTTTATTCTCGTTTCACTCATCTCAACTAAAATTAAAAACAACTCGGCTTTTAAATCATCTCTAAGTAATCTACCATTTGGTGAATTAGTTATCTTCCAAATGATTTCGTCTAATAGAGGATTAGTGTATAAGTCAGTGAGTATTTCATTTTTGCTCTGCACTGGCGTTTTTTAATTTTATATTGAATGCATTAAACCACATATCTCTAAACTTTAATAAGTTAGAGGCACATTCATAATCAGTAATCCTTTCAGCTATCTTTATCAACTCATCAAATAATTCTACAATAACACTATAGACATTTCTTAAAACACCACCATCATTTGCTAAATCATTTAGATAAAATATATCTTGTCTTAACATAACCCAAGTCACATCTAATTCTCTTTGCTTAAAAAATCTACCTCTACTCAGTTTCTTTAATTGTCCAAATATAATTTCTATTTGTGTAAATAATCTAACTTGTATCTCTGTGTCGTGCTCTAATTCATCCATAGCATAAACATCAAATGCTAAAGCACCTACAATGTCATCCCACTCTTTTTCATAACTTTTATTCATAATCTAAAAGGTAATTTTTTATCTCCACCTATAACAAACGGAGTTTTATTCACATTCCTTTTTCCTAATTTCATCATAAACAGATAACGAGTAGCATCTATTGCGTGATTAAACGCATCTATTGGTTTATTTGTTTTCATACCAGTTGTGTCTTTAATCCATTGATAGTTCTGTAATTCTTCAATTAGATTTGCACTTCTACTCGTTACTTTAAATGTGTATTCTTGCATAATAGATATACCCCATACAATACTATCAGGTCCTTTTGTAACAGGAGCTATTCTCCAACCATAATTCTTTAATTCTCTAATTGACTTTTGGTCTGAGTTATCAGCCCATATCTCAGTAGATTTACTTATACCTAAATCGTTAAACATACTATTGATATAACTATTTAACATACCAGTCTGATAGAATAACTCATCTAAATAATAAACACCATCAGCTCTCCATACAGCAATAGCAGCAGTTGGGTCATTAGTAAAACCAAAGTCAAGTCCAATACCGATTAGTTCTGCTTCTTCAGGTATATAATCTATTCCAGACCAATTATCAAATATAACTCCTTCTAATGAACCTACTTCACCATCAATATAAACCTTACACCAATTAGCCCAGTATTCACTTGTTAATGATTTCTGTCTGTTGATTTCAAATTGTTCTATTGTTGATTGTGATAAGGCTTCGTTATCTGTGTAACGGAGAATAATCTTTTCGGCATCAGGTTCGTGTGAGACTTCTGTTATTGCCCAAAATTGTCTGTCTGGATTATAATCTAAATAAATTTCTTTGTGTGTTCTAATAGACAATTGTTGATAAGCTTCATAAGAGACATGGTTACACTCATTAATATAAAGTATATCTCTACGAGCTCCTTTTAGTTTATCAGGTGCATCAGCTGAGAAAAACTCTATATAACTACCATTAGCAAAGTTGTAGGTTAAACTTGTTTTGTTAAAATGGTCTTCATAGTATCTACCAGTTGATTTCATTATATTAACAAAGTCTCTAATTGCACCTCTACGAAGATGTGGCATACTTTCAGAAACAACAGAGACAGATAGATTTGCTTCTCTGGCACATTTATCTATAAGTATTGTTAGAATAGCATAAGTCTTACCAGATGATGAACCACCTTGTATTATCTTTTTTCGTTTTTCTATTCTTCTTATTTTGTCTATCGCAGTGGTGTAAATCAAGGTTAGTCTTCATTTTTTTCATCCTCATCTCTTTTTAGAGGTAGGAGTAGTGGTTGTTCTACCTTAACATTAGCGTTTATATTTAACTCTTCTGTGTATCCTCTTTTTCTCGCTTTATATCTCATATAAAAGAATATACTCTTTTCGCTTCCAGACCTTATATTCCTAAATAATTGACTTTCAACATAATCTAATGTTACTTCATCTATCTCATCAACTTTCTTCTTAAAGTCTTCATCTTCTTTATACCATCTATAAAAAGTATCACGACTAATACCAGCATCTTTACAAGCTGGTGACACAATACCTAAATGGTTTTCAAGTGCTTGAAGAACTACTTCTTTTAAGTTTTCTTTTAGTGGTTTCATATTACATATTTTTTATTGACTATCTCTGACGATATAGCTAATTTAACTTTTTGATAATCTTCTGGTGTAAAAAAGTGTAACTCCTCACCAAGAACTATCGGCATCGTTCTGCCTTCTTCTACTGCTTTATTCCAATTATCAACTGGAACTATAAATGTATCATCACCAATTTGTATATTAACTACTGCAACAATCTCATCTATTACTTCTTCTTTCTTTTTCTTTTTCATACTATTATATATATTTTTTTGTCAATTGTCAGTAGTGTCTTTTGGACAACTGGTAGTAGTGTCATTTTGTCTTTCCAACTTCCATATGTAGTTACCAACAGTTATTCTATTTCCTCTATAACATCTCATTATATCTTCTTCACATAAACCAGTCTCTTTACCAGCAGCTGAACGATTTGGATATGATTTAATAAATTGACCATCTAATGTATATTGATTAACAACCCAATTCTCATCTAATATACCATTCAACCTTTTTTTAGCAAAATCATTATAGGTTTCATTTAATTCATAACCAATATAATCTCTGTTGAATTCTTTACATGCTAATCCAGTTGTTGCTATACCACTAAACGGGTCAAGAACAACATCACCTTCATCTGTTAAGTAGTTTATAAAGTAAAGTGGTAATTCTTTATGAAATGGTGCTGGATGTTTGATTAAATTGTCTCTTGCTGAACCAGCAGTTGGAAATCTAAATACATTATCAGGTCTAACCTTTTCTGGTATCTCTTGCTCAACATAAATATATTTAGATTGACCATCAACCATTTTTCTTCGTGGGTATAGTGTTTTGTTTTTTACACGCTTTCCACTAACTATTTCACCTTGGTCAGTTACATCATACTTCATTCTTTCTTTTGTAGAGTTTGTTGCTTCTTCTAAAACTCTATCCATATAAAACTTCATTTGTTTAGCATCTTTACAAAAGTGAAATATAAATTCAGTATTGTTTCTAAATCTTTTAGCACCACCATTTGGTATTCCGTTCTTTTTATGCCAAATATAAGTATCATATAACTTTAATGGTGTTTCCTTATCATTACGACTAATCAATTCATAAATATAAGTGCTTCTATAACCACCTTCGCATTTATCGTTTATATTTAAGATAAATGAGCCTGATGGTTTTAAAACACGATGTATCTCTCTAAATAATGGCAGTATCCAATCACAATAATCACCTGGTTTTTTTGTTGAAACATTTTTACCATAATTTACAATGTCTGAGTAAGGTGGTGATGTTATAACTAAATCAACTGAATTATCTGGTTGGTTTTTAATGAGCTCAAAGCAATCTCCTAATAATAATTTCATATTCCTAAACTATCTAATTTTATTTGCCTAAGCAATAAGGTATAATCAAAGTCATCTCTAACCAAATTACAATAAACACAGAAATCAGCGTCATCAAATTCTTCACTTGCATGTTCATCAAGTGGTAAGTAACTAATAACCTCATATTCGTAATTTTCAAAATAAAATCTTGAACCAGTTCCAATTAAAAATGGAAAGGCTGTGTCTGTAAAAGGTGGTTGATATGGATTTTCTAATAAGTATAGCCAATTCATAATCCTAATTCTATTAATTTTTTATTTCTCTCGTTTCTAAGAATAATCTTTTCAATCTTTTTAGATGTGTATTCCATAACTTCCTTACCAAATATAACAAACTCTTTATCTCTAATTGTTAATAAGTATCTTGGTGTTTTTCCTGTTGGTGCTAACATTTCAACTTGGTATGAATAACCACCTTCTTTAATAAATCTTTCTAATCTGTTCATAATCCTTTTTTATTTTTGTTTATCTTAACTTACCTTTCATTTCTAAATGGTCTCTTTCATCAGCATACCATCTTGCTATTTTGTGAAACATGGTTATAACACTTTTTTCCATATCCATGTTATAGTTTGATAGATGAGGTAGGTTTAATTGTGTTGGAAACACTCTATCATACATATCAATCAGTCTCCAAACATCTACACCATCGCAATAATAGTGTTTAGCTTTCATGTAATAAACAAACTTCTTTACATCCTGATACAATTCCTTTTTATCTTCTTTTCTTTTAGTTGATTTATACATTTCTTTTTTACAATCTCTACATCTACTAACATTACCACCATTACATTTATGAAACTCTTGGTCTCTGTTTTTCCATTTACCACAAAGATTACACTTTCTCATATCACCATTATCTTGTGTGGCTTTTCTTACTCTTGGTTTTCCTTTACCTCTTCTATAAGCTGAATACTTTGCAGAGCACATTTTTGAGCATGTTGTTTTATCCACTCTTGTTGCTGTAAATGTTTCTTCACACCAATTGCATTCTCTAACCTCTTCCATCTAATACGCTTTCTATGATTTTATGTCTTTTGACTTTAAGGACTTCAGCATCTATTGCATCTATACACTCATCCCATCTTTGAATTATCTTTCCTTCTTTAAGGATATAATTCTCATCACCTATTCTAATATAGAATATGTTTTGCTTGTTTATATTAGAGGTTTCTCTCCAATAGTGATATACTGATTTACCACGCTTTGTGATAACTAATCTTTTGATTTCTAAATCTGTTTGGATGTCAAAGTTAGCCATCCAGTCTCCAATTCTTCCCACTTCATAATCTTTATTTTTGTATATATTAAATATATATTATTCCCTTTTTACTTTTTTTTGTCCAACTCAGTAAAAAAGTCTTCATCTATCTTTTCAGTTAATTTCTTTTGTTGAACGATATATGCTAAACCATCAGCTGCTGCTTCTATAGCCTCTGCTCTCATTCTTAACGATAAAATCATAGCACACATATCTTCTATTTCATAACTAACATAATAACCTTTTGATGTTGATATAATAGGTAAGATAGAATTACATCTCATATGGTTAATCATCTTTCTTAATCTTGCTCCATTGATTTTAGGTATATCTATACCTGTCTCTTTAATTCTTTCCACTACTTTGTTTAATTCATCAGTTAGTTCATCATTAAACTTAGGTTTTGTTTTATTAGTTCTTAGTAGTGCTTTCTCTAAATAAGGTAGTAACAACTTTTCATCGGTTGTTAATGTTGCTGTGTGTGGTTTGTAGTTTTGTTTTTTCATAATAATAATTTATTTTTTTAGCTTATAGCTTACTTACGATGTTAATTTTAACACCATCTCTTAGTTGGTCAAGTTTTCTAAACTCACCTAACCATTTTACATCTTTTCTAAATTCTTGTGGTGATATATCTTTGTAGATATACTTACTTCTAAGGTTGTTTAGTTCAATTCTCCAAGCAGATTGGTTCCAACCTTTTCCATTTAGATAGTCAATATAGGCTATCACTTTAATCTTCATTTCATCCTTCATAATCCGTTTTGTTTTTTTTAATCTATACATTATATATCTAATTAAAAACATTGTTTTTTCCAAAACCTTCGTTTTTTGTGAAATTTTGAGGGTAGTAAAAAAACTTTTTATTTTTTTTTAATAAAAGTTATATTAACCACTAATCATAATCAAAAAAGGGGAGACATTTTTTAAGTGTCTCCCCTTTTTTGTGAGTAAAAGTAAGATTTAGTTTAGCAAAAAGGCATATACTAAATCTTTAATCAAAAACCATTTGTTATATTCTAAATCATACTCTTCTAAATCATGTCTTAGTATATCTAATGACATCGGATTAGTCCAAGTTTCTTTTTTATATCTATCTTTAATAATGTAGAGAGTATCTACTAATCTTTCTAATTCTTCTGTTTTCATAAATTATAATTCTTTAAAATCAAATTCTATTTGTGGGTATCTATTTTTACAATAACTTAGGACCTTATTAACATCAGTTATCTTAACTAATAAGGCATCGTGTATTGGTAGTGCAAAATTAGTTGGTATATTTTCTAATAGGTCGTCAATCCATATCTTTGCCTCATATCTTTGTAAATAAGAAGACGCGTCTTTATAACTTCTTGTCTTTAATGATGCAATAAAGTTAGATGCTGTTGGGAATAATTGAAAGATACCTGTCTTTGGAACATAACCATCTGAGGAAGACCAATACATAAATAAGTCTTTTGCTTCTTTTCTTGTTTTTAGATTTAATTTTTCTATTAAGATGTTATAAAAGTCAATTCCATTTTCAAATATATCATAGTAATCCTTATCATAAATACCTTTTTCTTTCATAATAAGATACAATAATCGTGGTTGTGAGCATTTAGCATCTATAATACTAAATCCTTTGTCTTTAAGATTAGATTTGTGGTCGTATATAGCTGGGTGATGAACTCTTCTACCAAATGTATCTCTTGTTATTTTAGGTTCATAACCAAGTGCTATTAGTGATGACTTTATAATTTCATACCATCTTTTACTATTTGGGTTCTCATTGTCAAAGTCATATTCTATTCCTATTTGTGTATCAATTAAGAATTTATATTTCATACAAAAGCCGAGTGTAGTATTATAGTATTTCTTTTCTACACTATTGAATATATCATCTTCTATTGTAGGTCTTGAATAGTATTTGATTATACCATCTTCAATAAACTTATCAATTATTTTATAGTATCTTACATTTATTGACTTAAGGTATTCTGATGGCATATCAAACCAGTTTGTGGTTGTATTCCTTCTTTCATTTCTTTCTAATAAAGCAGCCATAATTTTATATCCTGCTTTTCTAACATCTTTTCTTTTGAAAGAATTAATGCTGTCAATTGCTTGTTGTGGTATTATTATCTTCATATGTGTTATATATTAAATTGAATAACAAGTTTTATAAAGTGAGGATTATTTATGGTGTTTTTCTAAAATGATGGCAAAGTGAATAAGAGTAATAATGGATACTATATATCTATCTTGTTTTTTTCCCACCACCTCATCAAAAATCTTAACACGAGTTGAAGTGTGAGCCCACACGGAAACGAAACTCGTGAAACACGGATATATGAGCAAAAGTAGATTAATTCAACTTCTCAGTTATCACCTCTATTATACAAGAGATTATGTTTTTACACTCCCAATGTGTTTCTGTTTCAAGCAGACCTTTCCAATAACCTAATATAGAATTAGGTATTTTGTTTGCTGGTAAATCTTCATACGACCAGTATTGTTGTATCAACTCATCTCTTCTTTTTTTAACCTTTGGTTCCATAACATAATATATATATCTTTTATATATAACAGGAAAGATAAGTTTATAGAAATAAAAAACCCCTAACAAAAAAGTTAAGGGTCTTATATCAGATAAACAAAACAGAAATTTATGTCACACAAACTTCTTACTATTATATTCTTTGACTATAATTTGTTTTCTTATAAATCTTTTTTTTTGTTAATTTCCTTTGTTAGTGATTTAATCTCACTTGTTAAGTCTTTAACAGCACCATATAGTTCATCAAACTTGTCTGAAAGGTGAGCATGTTTATTAAGATAATCATTCTCAATAACAGCTAACTTATTCTTTACATCATAAGCAACTTCTTTAGTCTTTTTTAAGTCTTCCATAGTTTGTTTTAGAAAATAACCAATAACAGCTATTCCACCAGTTAAAGCAATTGACATTAAATCCATCTTTACAAATTATTTTTATTTCTCAAATCCTCGTGGTATGATATAAGCAGTTCCTCTATCATCTAATCCCCACGAACAATCAGAACTTCTACCACCACCTAAATAAACTCCATTAAAGTAAGCTTTACTATTAGGAACGATTTTATCTAAACCACTATTAGTTGTGTATTCAGGGAATTGATTACTATATTGTCTTAAGTATCCAATTATTCTTGTTCCATAAAATTCAGCTAAATCTCTAACTGTCTGTCTTAAATACTTTAAGTCATTCAAGTCACCTTCAGCCATATAATCAGCATTACCTCTACCAATACTCTTATTTGTTATTTTAAGACTGATAAACGGCATAACTTCATAAAAAGTATATTCTATAAGGCAAGGTGTAATATAATCGTTTAGAAGTGTTAAATAAGGTCCTGCTATACTATTAGCAACCACATCATTCATAATTCTATTATAAAGGTTAGTTCCTAAAATTTGTTGTATATGCGTTTCTTGTGCCTTAAAGATATAAGGATTTAACAAATCATCATCAACATTTTGTTGAATTGGAGTTTGTTTTTTTAATCTATAGGTGCTCGTAAGTAAAACTCTTCCCATTATGCATTTGTTATTTTTTCTGTCACATTCGCTTCTATATTTCCAAAGTTAATTTGATAAGTCTTAAATTTAATCGGTTCTGTTACACCAGCATAGTAAGATAACTTATCTAATTGTTTTTCAATTAATTCTTGTCTTCTATTTACATATGTTGATTGAAAGATAGCCAAAGCTTCTAACATCTCATCTCTACCACCTAACTGACCTTCTGTTCTAATACCAAATAACATTGGAGAAACAACACCATGACCTACAAAAATCTCTTCTTTCATTTCAGCGTGTAACATAATAAATCTTTCATCACTATCATTTAATTGAATAGCTGTTAATTCTGGTTTTTGGTCTGTTCCCTCACTAAATGTTAAAATGAATTTACCAGCATTTTCTGTTCCAGTATATTTTCTCTCAAATTCTTTATAAGCCGCATCCATTTCTTCCATAGTTGGAATACCTGTAGCAAAGTTTAAGATAAAACCTGGCATAAAACCATTTCTAACAGATGAAAGGTGAAAGTTTCCTATCTCACCATCTAATTCAATCCAAGTTAAAGTAGATGAATAGTAAGGAGTTGGATAGTATTCTTGACCAGGACCATCACTTAAAAAGTAAAAGATTTGTGTTGGGTATTCTTTAGCCTTTTTTGGTGAAAATCTACAATGCTCTTTTGGTTTATTATCTTCTTTTCTTACATTAGACCAATCTTTACTAATATAAACTTTTGTTTCACATTGACTTAATCTACATTTTTGATAAGGAATATAATCTAAAGCTGCAATTCTTGTTCCATCTAAATTCCATCTTACTTGAATAGCAAAACCACTATAGATTTCTAAATCATAGTTTATTTTAACTGCTAATTCTTCTACATCATAATCACCAAAACTATTCTTTAAGAACTTTTGTAATTCAGCAGTTGTTGCTTCAACAATACCATTACCAGTTGTCATTTCAACTTTTCTGTTAATGATTGCTTTGTGTTTATTACTTCTATTATTATAAACTTCAAGTAGGTATTGTGGATAAAGGTTATTATCACCATAATCTACCCACAGACCATTTCTATTTTCTCTAAAAGTAGGATAAACCTGACCCTTAGCAAAGTTAAGAACTCTTACATTAAATCCAGTGGTTTCTTTTTTATCACTCATTAATTCTTATTTCTTTTTATATAAATATACTTTTTTATCTATTGTCTTTTTTATTGAACGAAAGTCCAACTACCACCTCCACCACCACTTGCTAATGATGTATAGTTAGTAATGTTTGTAGTTCTTGTTAAGCTACTTCTAAATGTTGAAACAGGGCTTCCAAGGCTGGCATCTATATCAGAAAAAGATGCAGCAACAATAGAATGTGTTCCAGTAATTGCTAAAAATGCATTAGTTGATGATGTAAAGGACGAAAACTCAGGAAAAACTCTGGCCAAAGCACCAGTAGAACCATTTCCAGCAGTATATAATTGTGTAATTGAATGTGTTGGTCCTGATGATAGTTCAACTCTTGGAACTAAAGTATAGTTAATACCATCTGCTGCAATTTGATTTACTAATGTTGTATTAATAGACCCACCAATCATTCTATTACTACCAGCAAATCTTATTATACCAGGATTTGTTGTCCCTGAACTTTGCTGAAGTTGATACAGTGTCATATTTTGAAAATTGAGATTACTATCTAAATTGACAGTAAATCTTGCACCATTATATAAACGGTTCTCAAGATAAACTGTTCCTAATTGCAAAGTTGATGTATTAAAACTAAATGTTAGACCGGTTGTTCCTGATGGTGAAAAAAGATATACAGAAGGTGGTGTAGAAAAAGTTCCAGAGATATACCTAAAGGAAGGTATCTGCGCTGTGTTGGTTGTAAAATTGAATACACTACCAGCCGCAAGCGTTATATTCGCATTGGCATTTACCACAACAGGAACTGTAAATCCATTCGTAGAAACAGCTCCAGTGTTTAATGCCATTGATTGAGTTGGGTTTAAAACTACTGTTATAGTTGAACCAGACGACTGACCAGATTGAAATGTTGTTGATGGTGCTGATATACTTAGCGTCGCTCCTAACATTATTACACCTGTCGTGCTACTAAATACATCAGTGACTTGCATATCATCTAAAAGAGTTTTAGTCCCAGCTCCAATACCAAAAGCAACTCTTGGTATAGACTTACCATTAGTTCTTATCGAGTGTGCAGAGTTGAATGTTATGTTTGCAGTTTGAACTATGTTCATCGCACTAACGAATGTTGATGTTAGTGATGCTCCACTTATAGTCCAAGCCGCATTAACAGTTAAAGTATTTGTGTAATTAGTAAAGTTAAAAGTCCTTGCGGCTGATGAAACATTCACAGTCAATTGACCTGATGTTGCAGTTGCTACAACATCATCAGCAGATGTAGGAACTACACCTTCTACCCATGTTCCTGTTGCATTATAATTTCCTCCCGCGTTACTTATTGTTCTTGTAGCCATTAATTTATCACTTCATTTTTTGTAGTCCAATCAACTATTAAATCTGAAAAATCATATGTTTGCTTTTCTAAAAACTCATCAGTTAATTCATCTATTCTTTTTAAGATAAATAGGTTTATTTCTCTATCAGATAAACCTTTATTTAAAATTATTTCCCATTGTCTCTCATCATATGAGAATAGTATGTTTTGATAATCATCAACTTCGCTATTTACAATCCATTCCATTATAGTTTAGTTATTTTTATACTTAAAGTAACTCTTGTTACAGTAGAAGCACTATCAACATTAAATCCTATTATATCTCCAGCTGTTACAGAAGTAGTCCAAGTTGTTAAAGTTAAATCTTCATTTTTAATAGCTGATGATAAAGTTGGTTTTTCTGAGCCAGCAATCGTATCAGCGACTGTTGGTGGAAAGTTAGCATAAGTATCTTTCCAAACATCTATCACACAAGAACCACTAACATCACCTAAAATAGTCCAACCAGTAATTGTTCCATCATAAGGTATCTCAACATAACCTTTAACACCAGTTGTGATTGCAGAACCACCACCATCAATTGTAATTCCAAATGAACCTTGAGACAACACTCCCTTTAACGGAGATGCGGTAGCTACTAATCTACCATTTATACCAATAGCAACAAAGTCACCATCATTAGCTGATAGGTTATCAACTCTAACATCACTACCAAGTAAAGTAAGATATGCAGGTTCTACTGAAACCTCGTGTGTATTTATACCATCTGTTGAGGTTGTTGATACATATGCAGGTGTAATAGTTTGAGTTGATGTATTTGTTCCATCAGTTGATGTTGTTACTATTGTTCCGTCACTATTATAAAAAGTCTCACTATAAGTAGCTGAACCACTACTATTTGTTGATTTTAGTTGTAAGAAGGATGGACGGGTTGCTAAAAATGAATACTCATCAACATTTACAGGACTTAAAGATTGTATTTGTGTCTCAAATTCTGAAAATAAATAAATTGCGTTAGTTGATGTAATTTCTGCAGTTGTTGGTGTTATTGTTTGTATTGAAGTATCAACACCATCAGTTGATGTTATTGTTACAGCAGCAGCATTTACTTCATGAGAAGTAGTATTTGTTCCATCACCAACACCTGATATAACACTACTTGCTGCCAATGTAATTGATGAATTATCTGTTGATGTAAACACAGACCAACTCGGATTATCATATGTTGATATAAATTCTGAGTATTCAGTTACATCAGCAACATTTGTTGATTTAATTCTTGTATTTCCACCAACTTGGTCTGGGTCTAATATAATTTCATCAAATATAGTTGAACCAGTAATTGCTAATTGTAATGTTTTATTAACAGTATCCTCTGTAATATAGGTATATGTTGAACCAGAACCAGTTGCTCCAGTAGCACCAATTGCACCAGCTTGAGACATAGTAGCCCAAATTGTTGGATTTGATGGTGGTGGTGGGTCAAGTGACGGAACATTCTGAATACAAATGTAAGAACTTCCATTATATTGAACTACATCATTTACATAATAACCTAAATTAATGTCCCAATCTCCTTCCCAAGTAAAAGAAGTTCCTGATGTTCCACTTGTTCCAGCAGGACCAGTAGCACCAATCGCACCAGCTAATTCAAAAATGTTAAAATCTGGACCATTTATGATAGGACTTTCATTTGCGCCAGTCCAGTTGGCAACATACACATCAAACCAATACTGAGTTGATGTTGATAATCCTTTTATAATACCACTTAGATTTATAGGGTCTCTATAATTTGATTGTGCTGATGTTGAGGTATGTCCTATGTCTAATTTTATCTCAGAGTTTATACCAGTTGTAGCGTCTCCACTTGATGGCGCACTTCCAGTTCCGTATCTAACACCAACAATTAAACCACCACTTTGATAGTTTATTGCAAATAAAGAAGTTATATAAACATCTCCTGTTGAACTTGGTGTGAAGTAAAATCCACCATTACCACCCATCATTTGACCAGTCGTATCAACATTTGTAAGTGATACAGTTCCACCTAAAAGTGAATTTTCCAAATTTATAGCTTGATTAGCACCATTAACACCTGATGTTCCCGATGTTCCACTTTCACCACTTGTTCCTGACGAACCATTTTGACCTGATGTTCCACTTGTTCCAGCAGGACCAGTAGCACCAATTGCACCAGCTAACTCAAATATATTTAAGTCAAATCCATTAATAACTGGGTTTTCATTTACTGATGCTAAGTTAGCAATTGAGGCATCAAACCAGTATTGAACACCTACTTGTAAATCAGTTATAATACCTGATAATGTAACTGATGTATTCCAAGTTAATGAACCAGATTGTTGAAGAACACCAGCTTGTAGTGAAATTTCTGAACTTATACCAGTTGTTGTTGCGCCTTGTGTTGGAGCAGAACCAGTTCCATACATTACGGTATGTTTCATAGCTCCTTGATTTGCATTTAATGGACCTTGTGAATAAAGTATTGTTATACTTACATCACCAGTTGTTTGTGGTGTAAAATAAAAACCACCATTACCACCAATCATTTGACCAGTTGTATCAACATTTGTAAATGAATAAGTTCCACTATTTTTACTTGTATTAAAATTAATTGCTTGATTAACACCATTTATTCCTGATGTTCCTGACGAACCATTAGCTCCTGATGTTCCTGATGAACCAGAAGTTCCACTTGTTGAAGAAACAACACCAACAGATGTTAAAACGAAAGAATAATAAGATGTTCCTTCTGTGTAATAAACTATGCTGTGAGTATTGTTATCGTTATTATCTAAATATAATCTAACTATCATCCTATTAGTAGGGTCAATAGTTGTTGTAGGTAGTGTTAAATCAACTGTAACTTCAACTGGTGTAGAAGCATCTACCCAACCAACTAAAGATTTTCCAGAAGATAAAGTTGGTCCTATCGGTGTTCCTGAGCTATCTGCTAATTGTATTTCAACATAGTATTCAATACTATCATTACTTGCTTGCTTTAATAAGTGTGTGTGAAATCTTTGAACCCCACCAGGTATAACAGCAAAACCTAATTGTGGTGTTATATAATCACTTATCATAACACCTTGTTGATTACTTGTTAAGTTAGTTGTTACAGTTTGTTGAGAAGCAGTTGATGGATTTATCGCTAAAACTTTATATCCACTAACATCTGAATTTTGACTTTCATTAAAGTAGTAGATTTGACCAGCTGATATACCAGCAGCACCTTGAGCTCCTGATGTTCCAGAAGTTCCATTTGTTCCACTCACACCACTTGTTCCTGATGAACCGCTAATTCCTGATGTTCCTGATGAGCCATTAGCTCCTGATGTTCCTGACGAGCCATTAGCACCAGAAGTTCCTGATGAGCCATTTGCTCCACTAACACCAGAAGTTCCTGACGAACCATTTATTCCTGATGTTCCTGATGAACCGGCAATTCCATTTATTCCCGATGTTCCTGATGAACCGGCAATTCCATTTATTCCTGATGTTCCTGATGAACCGCTAATTCCATTTATTCCTGATGTTCCCGAAGAACCACTAACACCAGAAGTTCCTGATGAACCGCTAATTCCTGATGTTCCTGATGTTCCATTAACACCTGATGTTCCATTTTGACCAGAAGTTCCACTTGTTCCAGCAGGGCCAGTTGGGCCAGTTGGGCCTGCAGCACCTGTAGCACCTGTAATACCATATACAGATGGACCTGAACACTCATCATAGTAAATATAATCTTGGTCTATCTCAGGTGAGTAACAAAAATCACCACCTAAAACAGTCATTAAACCTATTTCTAAAACACCACTTGCTGATGCCACATTCAAAACACCATTATATGGCGTCTGATAAATTTCATAATCATATGTGCCAGGATTAACAGTAAATCCACCAGCTGTTGAATAAGTTGAACCTTCAATAAACATAAAGGCACTATATGCTGATGTAGATGATAAGTTATCACTCATCATTAATGTAACATTACCAGTGTCATTTGATATAAACTTAAATAAGTAATAAACTGGTGATATGCTTGGACTTAATGTAAAATAAACCTTTTTAGTTTCGCCTTTATTTATCAGTATCATCTTCTAAATCTAATTTTTCTATTTTTTCTTCTTTTTTAACAATTGGTTTCTTTTCAACATCAAAGATGTAATCAAAACCATTATTAAACCAAAACTCTTTCTTTTCGTCATTCATTTCTATAAAGTAAATTCTTTTACCTTTATAAAATATAGAATGTTCGGAGTATTCTTTTTTTATCTTTAGTTTCATACTCTAACTTATTTTTTATATAAATATACAATTTTTGTTTTTGTCTTTTTTATAAAACAGAAAACCCACAGTGGGGTAACTGTGGGCTCTCTAAGGATATATGAAGTGTGTTATTATATTAGATAATAACAAAGTCGTTTATATCATCAATTCTGTATGCAGGTTCTGGTTCTTTACCAGTCAAAGTGATTGTAACACCATTAAGGTCTCCAAACGCTTTACCAGTGTTCATAGCACCAGCAGTAACTCTTACACCATTTTGTTTTCCAACCAACCAGTATTCACCTCTTTGGTCTTTAACGATTACAGATAGATTAGCTTGTGATAAAATCAATAATTGATTTCTTAAAGCTGCATCATTTTTGTGGAATACTAAGCTCAAGTTTTGAGTAAAGAACACTGTTCCGTTCTCAGTTGAGTAAGCTCCTTCTTGTGCGAAAGAACCTGTTTCCATTTCTTGCTCAAAAGTGTAGTAAGACACTGTTGAACCTGTAACACCTGTGATGTTGTTGTTTCCATCAAGAGTATATAACTGGTCTGCGTCAAAATTTCCAATATAAGCCAATGATATACCACCGATGCTATCTCTACATCCTAATGTATATCCTGTGTTTAATAAACATGCCATATTATAATTTTTTTATTTTATTTAACTCTATGGGGCCGAAGCCCCTTTATGAGTTAATAGTTTTTTTTTATTCCAGTTATATTAGAAACCTCTTGCCCAAACAACATTCTCAATGAATGCAACTTGAACTCCTAATTTGAATTTAGCTAAAAATCTAACTTCATCAAAATCTTGAGAATACCATACTTTGAAGTCTTCAGCATCAGACAATAAATCTGTTCCGATGTAAAGGTTAGAAGCCTCAGCTAAAAGAATTCTGTTAGCAGTATTCAATCCTCTTACAGCGATTACTCTGATGTTTGTGCCAGGGTGCATTTGAGAGAACTCTTGTCCTTGGTTTTCAGCACCAGTGTAAGCGAAATAGTTAGTATCTCTTAAGATTTTAGCATATGTTCTATAGTCAGCATATGACAAGAATACATGTAAGTCTGGTGTGTCAATAACATTAGTATTTACCAATCTTGCTAATTCGTCAATCAATTCAACGATGTTAGAAGTAGCAGCGTTATAAGCACCACCTGAACCAGTTCCAGCCAAAGCAGATGTTGAATAAGTGATATATCTTCCTGAAGAAGCAGTAACACCAGCATCAAATAATTTTACAAAACCATCACAAAGTGCTAAGTTTCCAGAACCTGTTGCAGTATTTCCTCTCCAGATAAGGTCTTCAATCATAGCCATGATTTGGTCTCTTTTGTTTTCAGCAAAGATTTGCTCAAATGGGATAGCTGTGTTGTAAGAACCTGGGTTCATAGCTACTTGTGTGTAGTATGCTTCAAGGTCGTTAAGACAGATAGCCTCGTTAATTTTTACATCACATACTGTGATAGTTCTTTGGTCCAAAGTAGTTGTTCCAGCAGCGTTCCAACCACAAGCACCAGCCTGTCCTGTTAAAGATGTAGAAATTCTGTTGATAGTTTGTGCAGATTTAATACCACCTTGCACAGTTACTAAATCAACTGTTCTTCCTCTTAGGACCGCTTCTTTAATCAAATCCGACGCGTTTTGTTCAACATACGCCGTTAATCCTACTAAATTTAAGCTCATTTTTTTATATTAATTTTTGTTCCTTTCGGATTTTATTTTTTAGCTCTTATGTTTCTAATAGCCTCTAAATTATCGTTTTGTGTTTTCTTTTCAGTAATAACTTTATTACTAAATTCAGATTTCAAAGATTTAAATTCTAACTCAGCTGGAGTGTCTTTTACAAAACTTTCCATTTTGTCTTCAACTGATTTAGTATATTTAGCCATTTCTTTTGTAACAGCTTCCATTTCTTTAATCTTTTCTTCCATGTCAGCCATTCTTTTTTCCATATCACCGAACATTTCTTGTGTTACAGATGAAGTCATACCAGCAGTCTCATCAACATAAGCAGGTGCTTCAACAGCTACTTCTAATGCTACTTCGTCTTCTTTCTTAGTATCAGGTGTTTGTATTTCATTAATCAAACCTTCAGCATCAACATAGATTACTTTACCATCAGCTAAGTTGTGTTGTCCTTCTGGTGCTTGAACGAATTCTCCGTCTTTTTCAACTAAAACTTTGTTACCTACAGCAACATCACCTTCAACTTTAACTTTAGTTCCATCAAGTAATTCAGTTTCTGCTAATTCAATTTCAATCTCAGGTCCTTCTTCCTCTTCTTCTTTAACTTCACCTTCAATTTTTTCAATCTTTCCAGCAGCAACTACTAATTCTCTTCCATCTTCTAATGGATAAGCTCCATCCTCAACTGGGATTAAACCATCTTCTGTTACTAATGAGATTTCCATACCTTCAGCGAAGTCTTCACCTTCAACTCTTAAGATATAATCTCCAGACTTTGCTTCTTTAAAGCTTTTCATTTCTTCGGCTCCGAATAAAATTGCTTTTATTTCACCTAAAATTGACCTTTTATCTTTCATAAAATTATCTTCTTTTTTATATAAATATACTTATTCCTTTTTTGTCATATTTTTTTACGATTTCATAAGTTTTAAGAGCATTTCATACTTTAAGTCATCACTTATATCGTCCATTAAAATTGACTTCATCTTATCCAAAATTTCAACTTCTGATGCCTTAACCTCAACACTAAAACCTCTAATAAGACCAGTCTTAAGATAGTTATTCCAAACAGTTTCATTTTCAATCTTCATACTAACAAACCAATCACCAGCTTTTATATTCTTAAAACCTAATGCTTTTGCTTTATCCATCTCAGGGTCTTCAACAATCCAACTCTCAAATACATAAACACCATCAATCTCAAATTCGTGTTCAAGATTTGTGTTATTAGCATTAGAGTTTTTCTTAAAGAATAATTCGGCACATTTTCTAACAGTATCTTTTGAGAAAAAACCATAATAAAGATTACCTATCTCATCTTTTCTTGGAATGTTAATGTCTGGTCTCATTGCTGGACCAGTTAAAACTCTTTTTTCGTCATCAATTGTTTTGAATTTTAATGTTTGACTATTAAAAAGAAGGAAATCCTCTTCAATAGCAGGCTCACTAACAAGACTAATTCTTTTTAACTCACCCATTACATCATCTAATTCCCACTCAATTAATTTTATTTCTTCATTCATAGTAGTTATTTATTTTTATTAACCTATCTCAGACCTTTGCTGATAAGTATTCAATCTATTTTGTGTGTTTGTTATATCACTTTCAACAACATAACTTTTAACTGGTGTTTGTCTTGAACCATATAGTTGCAATCCACCACCTTCACTACCACCCATAGCACTACCATTAATAGTTAAACTTGGAGGTGTAGGAGCTGTCATTGCTGAAGGACTTGGGCCTTCACCACCAGCAGGACTTGGAGATGGAGTTGAGCCACCACCATCAGCTTTGAATTGTGTTGAAGCAATTTTCTTTATATTTAATATACCAGCTGTAATAGCAGCGGCCGCAGCTACAGCACCTAAAACTGGACCAACAACTGGAATTGATGACAGTGATGAATAAGCACCAGTTGCTGCTTTATAAGTGTCAATAGTAGCCTGTGCTATTTGAACACCTTTTTGTAAATTAAATGCTTTTCTTTGTTGCTTCTCATTTTTACCAGCAAATAACTCAGCCAAATTACCAATAGTTGATAGTGTGTCACTAACAGCTTGTATTTTTTGGTCTCTTAATTCCTTAGCAGCTTCTTTTTCCTCTTCAGCTGACTTCTTATTAATAGCGGCAATCTCATCATTTCTTTTTTGAGTTGCATCTTTTGTTAGTTGGTCATATTGTTCTCTTGTAATCTTTTCTTCATCTAATTGATTTTGTAAGTCATATAATTCATCTTGATAAGCTGCTTCTCTAACTGCTTTTTCTTTGGCATATCCTTCCTCCATAAGTGCGATTTTAGCATCACGCATCTCGGTTTCAGCTTTATAAACAGCGGCATCTTGGGCTCTCATATCTGCCAACATTTTAGCTTCAGCATCTTTGAGAGCTTGTTCTTTATCTTTTTGTATTTTATCCCATTTGTCTTTTGCTGCCTGGTCATCTTTGTCTCTTTGTGCATTGTAAGTATCAACTAATTCTTGTGTTTGTTTATTAAGTTTAGTTTGACCTTTAGTAGCATCTTCAATAAGTCTTTCATATTTTAATCTATTACCCTCAACATCTTTAGCAAGACTTTCATCCATAAGTTCAAGTTTAGCATCTTCTAACCTTCTTTTTTCAGCAAGTTCTCTTTCTGCTTCTGTCTTTGCTTTATCCATGGCATTTTTATAATTCTCATCAGAAAGTCTTTTTCTTTCTTCAGCAGCTTTTTTATCCATGTTTTTTATCTCTAATTGATAGCCTGCTTGTTCATTTTGTAAATCAAGCAATTTACTTTCCATTTCTTTTATGGTTTTTTCACCTTCAACTTTTGTAGCTTCAGGGTCAAATAAGAAACTTGTAACCCAATTAGTAACATCATCAGCTAATGTAAGTTTTTCATCAATAACTCCAAGATAGGCTAATCCCTCACTAATCTTATCAACAGTTCCCAAAATCATTTGTAGTGGCATTGTTAAGAATTGTATAATACCTTTTGTAATAGCAAAGTTTCTCTTTTCAGCGTCTATTTGACTATCTAATGTTATTTTGGCTTGTTTGATTTTAACATTAAGTGCTGAGATTTCTTTACCAACTTGAGCTATTTTTAATTCAAGAATTTGTTTTTCACTCAACCCTTGCATTCTTAAAATGTTATCACTCGCTTTTAGCCTTTTTGTTTTTTCGCCTTCTATCTCAACATTTCTTTCGGCTTTAGCGTTAAGAGCTTCTTGTTCAGCTGAAACACCACTAACAGCAGCTTTTATATCATCCCAATAAGCAACAAGTGTTCCAACAGCAATTAGTAACAAACCAATACCAGTAGCAGCAACTGCTCCTTTGATACCTTGAAGTCCAGCTTTTGCTGATGTAAAGAATGCACCAAAACTTGCTTTCATATTTGTAACTTGGTCACCTAATGAACCGAATGCTTCTATTGCTTGTGTCATGGCCATAATACCTTGAAGTTTAGCCATGCCTTCTTGTAGGGCTTCACCTTTAGCACCAAATGCTTGCATTGCTCCTTGAATACCTTGAAAACCATTAAGACCAATTGTAGCAACACCTTGAAGACCTTTACCTAAATTCTCAATAGGAGCACCAGCTGTTGCGTTAATAACAGCGTTAGTATCAGCGATAGTATCTCTTAATTGACCAGCTCTTTGTGATAATTCTTGAAATCTTGCACTACCAGGCTCTAATCCTTGTAATTCTAATGTGATTTCTCTTAACTGTTGTTTTAAACTACCACTGGCATCTGCTGCCTCTTGTATATTCTGAGCTAATTGGTCACCACCAGTTGTTTCTATCTTTATTTTAACTGTTTCAGCCATTTACAAATTATTTCTTTTTATATAAATATACTTTTTTTAACTATGTCTTTTAGTTAGGAATTCTTAGGACTTTAAATCCAGTTCCACCACTATTAGCAGCTCCAATTGAAACTCTTTTCAATGTATTAGCTGATATATCCCACAACATAAATCCTGTCTCACCAGCTGTTGTGTTATTATCAAACTTTGAAGCTGTTATACCAGTATTTATTGTAACAGAAGCTGTTGATTGTATTATAGATGTTGTAAAAACACCATTAATCAACTTAAGCATAATCTCATCTTCGGATAATGCAAATGCAGCTGAGTTACCAGCACCAGCATTATCCGAAGTTAATTGAATACCAGGCGTTAGGAGATTATTTAATGATATATTATTATTAAATGTTGTTCCATCAGTAATTGTCAATTGTATAGATGTGTCTGACATATAAGAAGTGCTTAATACACCATTTGCTGAAATAGTTGTATCAATTCCATTCGGATAAAAGTCAATTCTACTTTCATCACCTATTACTGTTTCATATGACTTTATATAACTACCACCACCAGGAAATAAATTAATCGTATCTTGTCTTGTGTTAGCAACATTTGCCACACTGTCTAATGTTAATTGACCATCACTTGATACATTTTCTAAAACCACTGTAGATACAGCTGTAAGTGTTGCATTATCATAAACAATAGAACTCATATAAGTTGGCATACTTAACAATCTACTACTATTTGATGAGCCATCACCACTTTCTAATGCCAAAGATGAACTTTGTATAAATACACTTGAACCATTGCCAGTTAAGCCATCTAAAACATCGTGTTTGATATATTCAGAACCACTTGCTCCTCTTACCAAAGAAGTCAATGTTACATTATTATCATTTATAATCTGAATTTTAGCAGCTGGTATTGTTGTATCTTCAATATAATAAGATGGTGGAGACCATGGTGTTGATGATGTTCCAACAGTCACGGTTCCAGTAGTTGTATCAACAACATAAGCATCACCAATATAAACCTTACCACTTTGGGTTGCCGTTATACCATTAGAACCTATTAATATAATACCACCAGCATCACCCTCAACTATATTATCAGAACCACCTAAAACCATTGATGACCCAGATGTAATACTATTTCTATCACCAACAATCATAGAATTATCACCAGTCATTATATTGTCTGAACCAACAATCATATTTTTTGCTAAAAACGATTGAGTGCTTCCATCAGCTAAAAATCTTGTAATTTTACCACCAGAAACATTACCATTACCAACAACAACTCCACCACCAGCTGATGAGTTTCCAAATCCAACTGCCAAATCAAAAAGAACATTAAATGGTCCAGTAGGTCTTGTAGGGTTTGATATAACAGTTTGTGTTCTTTGTCTTTCCCATCTAACACCATCAACTATTTTAAGTAATTCAACCTTTGTAACACCATTTTGTAAAGGTTTATAATCAATAATTTTATTAACATAATAGTAACTATCAAGAATAAAAATCTTTGTATAGAAATTATCTTTGATATATCTAATGTCATATTCATCTAAATAAAAATAAGATGTTATTAACCTACCAGTTTCAATTTGTCTGACATAATCACTCCAATAAGTGTTAAACATATTGTTATCTGTTATGAAATCCCAATCATCATAATAATAGTATTTGTTTGTTCCAAAATTTATGTCAATTTCTGGTTCAATAGGGTCATCAAAGTGTCCAGCATATGGGTATTTGCTAAAACTTTCAGAAGCAGACCCACCAGTAGTTGGTTGATAAGTCCAATTCCAACCATCACAATCTCTCAATCCACCATAGTAAAAAATTCTTGGTTGAACCTTTGGATTAGTTGGGTCAATGCCTGGAACAATTGCATTAAAAGGAGTTTTAACAAGTGGTGTTGGTGAAAATGAACTTTCAATTCTTTCTTCACCTTTAACAAAGTCATTATCAAAATAGTATTTGTATTGACCATAAACATCACCTGTTACATCAGAATAGTTTTTATTATATTCATCATTATCAGCTTTATAACTCCAAATCATTAATTTAGATTGTAAGTCTGATAAAAGTTCAATCTCATCGGGTGATGAATAATCTTTTTTACTTGTCCAATCTACTATCTCACCTCTTTCATAGAAATCAGGCCTTGTATCAAAGATTAACTGCTTTGGATTTTCAGGATTTATCTGTATGTAGAGATTATACCTTCTAATCAAATCTGTTAGGAGGTCTTTTTGTTTAATTTTATCTGGTAGGTATTTAGCTAAATCAACATATTCGTTCTGTGTTATTTGTCCTACTATTGCCGTATTTCTAAAGAATGTTGGTTGGTCAGTGCTTCCAAATTTATTTCTAACCTCAACAGTAACTGTTATTGGTTGCGTAAAAAACCAAGATGCTGCGATTTTTATAGGTCTATATCTAACTCTGACTTTATTACCAACAGCTAAATTCACTTGTGGTAATGTAAACTGAACTGGTAAATCAAACTGTTGAGAACCACCAGGTGCTAATGTAATTGATGTTCCAGTATAACTATAAACACTTGTTTCACCTGAGTTCCAAGTGCTCCAAGCAGTTCCACCCCATATCTCAACCTTAACTTCCATTTTCCACTGAGGCCATAAGTTAGGGTCAGCACTTGAAAATCTCGTAATTGTTGTAGATGAACCTGTATTATTTTGTAACTTTAATCTTGTTTTTAATAATAATTCACCACTATAAGCACCGTTATAATTTACATCCCATTGATAAGTTGTTGTATTCCAGTTATTGTCATTATCAAAATAATCATAACCAGTTGATGGAGTATCAGCATTAAATTGTGCAGTTGCGAAAGATGATACATAAGCAAAATCTTGATTAGCATTCCAATTAGGATATGCTGTATTAGTATAACTTTGTGTTCTACCAACTCTAAACTCTCTTTCTCTTCTATCAGCTTCATCAACCTTTGGCCTACCATCCGTCACATAAGAAATGCATTCGTGATTAAATTGGTCATTGTTTGCTAATGAACCAGTCCAGCCAAATCCTGCTTCTCTAATCATTTGGTCTAAAATAGCTCTATAATATATTGCTGGGTAAAAATAATCTACACTATATTGACTATCTTTTGTGTGAGTTCCAAACATAGGATAAACATAGCCATCTTCCCAAGTATGTGTCCAACTATTCTTAACATTAGTATTAGAAAAGGTATGGCCAAATTCCCTCATATCAAGAAGGTTAATTGTCTTTTCACCTATAACAGACATCAAATCTACAGAGTTGTTATAAATTACAACCTCATAACCAATTTGATTACCTTGATTATCTACATTGTTTAGTTTAGTTATCTTTCTTAATTGTAAGAAACCATCCATTACAACCTCAGTATTAACAAGTAATTTAGCCGCTGTTCTTTTATTAGGATTAAACATTGTAAAATCTGCATTAACATCAAATAGATTTCCAAACCAATAGTTATTCTTTTTAGTTCCTGGCAAGACTATTGTCTTACTGTAAGCAGCATTTCTTTTTGAGATGTCTTTTATATCTGCTATACTATATTGTAAAGCAATCTCTATCTCCTGCGTCATATCTAACTCGGCAGTTGATGGCTCATTTATAAATAGTTGTATGTAATTCATTATCCTCTTTGTTGCATATTTTTATTTGATAATTCAAATGTTAAAACATAATTTATCAATTGCTCGTTTATAACTTGCTTTCTTTCTATTGATGAAACATTTATATTAATCGCTAAAATAACACCATCAGGTCTAACCCAATAAGCTTCTGGACTTTCAAATAACTCCATTAAGTAATCAGAAGTTGTTTGATTAACCCAATCACTATTTAATGTATATTGTTCTACAACAACAGTATCTAAACTCTTTCTACCTCTATCCCAAGTGTTATATGACCATTGTTGTGTTGCTGGTGCATAGGAACCATAGTTCTGTTGATAATCAACTCTATTTATGTTTCTTGTTTCTCTATGAACCTTATCAAATGTGTATGGGATAAAACTTCCCATTTTATCCATAAAGATAATTTGCATCTTATCATAAATACTACACTTATTAACAATAGTGAAGGTTTTACTTGCTATCGTCTTAACATTAGATGTATTTTCACACCATATTTCTAAAGTCGTTGTTGAGCCATTAACTATACCAGCATCAACTAAATCTTTTACACTTCCATTGATTTGTAGAAATCTTCTTTGGTCATTTGTGATAGTTGTAAATGAATTATTCACACTAAATGTTCCAACATTAGTTTTAATTCTCAATCTACCAATTTCACTATTAGCATTTTGATATACATTTAAAAACATATAACTATCAACATCTAATTCGTAACCATCAAAGACATTTGTAAAGAATTTACCATTACTAACTGTTTGTGCATCCCATTCGTCATAATTCCAACTAATGAAATCAACAAAATCTAAAACACCATTGAAAACATATTTCTCAGGAAATGAACTTGCTGTTGTAGTAACTAAACTACAATTTGTTGCTTCAGAAACTGTAAAAGATGTATATGTTGTAATAACTGGTAATCCAGTTATTTGCCAATTTCCAACGGGAGGACAAGATGTAATACTTGATGTCGCAGCATGCCACTTACCATCAGGTGCTTGAATAACCCAGTATTGTGTTGATGTTGGTGCATATGTTTCAACTCTCATAGAATAACTTAGTCCGTTCATCGTAAATGTAAAACTTGGATAACCATTAATAGTTCCAGTTGAACCTAAATTAGTAACACTCTGGGAGCCACCAGCAGTTACACCAGTAGCATTTATACAACAAGTTGGGTCTTCATAAATTGTTAATGTTCCAACTGGACTTGTAGTTAATTGATAATCAGCATATGTTATAACACCACCTTCAGCTGGTGTGTTTTGAACATACAAATTATCTGTTCTAACAATCCATCTTGAACCTGTTGCTATAACAGCCGTTACATAGTGGGCTCCATTGTATTCTGGAACCGTATAACCTGGGTCTTGACTAACATAAATATAATCACCAACAGAAAACAATGGCTGCGGACCACCAGTTGGGCCTATAAATCCAATATAAGCTGTTGCTCCTACTGCTTGATAAATGTTATCATAGAATTCCCACTCTTCTCTGAACTCATCATAAAAAGTTACTGAATAACTCGCAAATGATTGTGTTGCTATATTCCAACCAGTTAAGCCTGGTGTGAAATCATAACTAACTCTATTTTCTAAATGTTTGTGTAAATCAACGATAATATATCCTTCTGGATTGACAGGTGTTTTCATTCTTGTAACCATTTCACCTCTACAATAAACATCTGTAACCAATTGGTAGTTTAATCTACTTTGTTCTGATGAAGTAGCTACGATTATAACTTGATTATAAGTTGGCATCAACTCTTGCGGAGCTCTTCTAATTGTTAAACTCATATACTTTTATATCTTTATCAATAAATATAGTTTATAACAAATTGTCTTTAAGCTGTTGAGCTCACCTGCATCTGCTCTATCGGATTGACTTTCAAATCACTTGCGATAGTATGAGCTATACCTTTAGCTGTTAGTTCAGCAATCGCATCTATAAAGTCTTTATGTGTTGTAAATTCTTCTGTTAAAAACCATGGAGTTTTAATTCTTTCTGTTCCAGTATCTAAGTATTGATAGTATTTAACAACTTCTATATCAATAAGTAATTCACCATTTCTAACTTTAATAACTGGTTTAATACTATTTCTTAATTCACCACTATTTCTATTAAGTGTTCTTGCTGGGCCTCTTACACCTTCAGAAGTTGTTCCACCTTTTTTAGTATCAATGACTTTTTGCATTAAATCCTTTAAGGCTTTATCACATCTTCTTATAGCCGATGACGGGTATTTTATCTTTTGCATTATCTTAATGAACCTCCTTTTTTGTATGTTATACCACTTAGCACTAATCTCTCATAAACAGCAGCACCAACAGATGGTGTCTTACCAACAAACCATTCACCCCATTTGTTTTTACCTTCTGTTCTACAAACACCATTACCATCCATAATTTCTCTGAATAAATTAAAATCAACATTTGTATAAGTGTAAATTGATTTATCATTGAATTGTAAAACTAATTCTCTTGTTTCGTCATTATACATTATCTTAGCAACATTAGAACTATTAGGTGAGTTTCTCCATTTCTTAAAGTTCTCTGTATCAATTTGTTGTAGCTTTCTTTGTGCCCACTCAACACCAGCATCTCCTCCCCAAGCTAACCACATAAGACGACCACAACCATCACCTAATTCTTTTTGAGAGTTTTGTCTATGTCTCTCAAATCCTGCCATACGAGAAATTGTTTCTCTACTTATATTCTCACCATTTGCTAATTGATTTGCTCTTACTTTACCCACAGGTGTTCCACAAGAACCCCAACCATTTTTCTCAGCCCATCTCAAAGCTATTTTAGCATTTTCTTGTGCTTCTTTAGGATAATCATCATAAGTCTCAAACTTTAACAATTCATCTTCGTGATATAAGTATTCACTATCTTCGGTATGAACTTCACCAGTCATTAATCTACCACTGGCATCTTTATGTGTAGGACCAGTCCATTCAATACCATCAGCTGTATAATGAGGAACTCCAGATTTAAAACTTAAGTATTTTCTTCTTCTAATCTTTCTTATATCTGATAGATTTTCACTGGTCCAGTAGCTATAACACATAGCTACTGCTTGTTCTTGTGGAAATCCACTTTCAACTTCCATAGGAACACATCTATTTAGAAACTCTGTTTTAGTTTCACCTTTTTTCTTCTTGATTGGCATTTTCTTTTAGTTCTTTCTTTTTATATCTGCTTCTTTTATATTCTCTTTGATAAGCGTTCCAAGCTTCTTTGTTTTTCTTTTTCCATTCTTTAGAACGAGCATCCATTAACTCTTTATGTTCTTCATAATAAGTTTTCTTTTCCATATTCCTAATTTATTTTTTTAACTAACCACAAATGTCGTAAGTCCGAGCACACTTGTTATATCATAGTTACCAATTCCACAACTATCTCCGATGTTTGCTTCGTTATAAACAACTAAATCACCTTCGCCTGGTGTTAATGGTTGTAATTGATATAACAACCAATTATTTCCAATTTTACCCAAAGCCCAAGCATTTGTAAATGTTACTGGGCCAGCAGCAGACCAAGCAAAAGCATAGACTATATCAAGTGGTGCGTTTCCATTATAATCAAAAATACCATAAGCGTTGATTGATAGATAATCATTCCAACTAATGCCATTTGGTTCATATACAAACTGTGTAGAAAGGTCATTATAGTTTTCGTAAGCTACTGGTTGTAGTGTAAAATCAATTTGGTAATCAACATAATGTATCTCTGTTATTTCAGCACAACTTTGTGTAGGTGATTGTGTCGGACCAACTGGTGGGTATAAATCATCTGTAATAGGTGATATACAAGGGTTCTCAAGTGGTGCTCTCAATCTAATCTGAGCCATATGACCATTAACATCACCAGTATCTTCGTGAAAGAATGGTTCAATTTCTATGTCATCTAATAAAGCAAGACCAGTAAATAAACCTAAACTATCCTCACTAATAACATTTATCATATCAACTAAAATAGTAAAAGTATCAGATGATATATCTAAACCATTATTAGAGTTCTCACCATAAGCCTGATAAACATTTGGTTGGTCATTTACTTTATCACCAACTCTTAAAACAAAACTATACTCAATAGCTCTGTATTTATTTAGTTCTGTATAATTTACTCTATGAGGTATATCGTTTTGTATCCATAAATAAGGATAGTATTTTATATCATCTATAATGTCATAAAGTGGTCCATCACCAAATGCATTAATTCTTGGGTCAGCATTTGCCAGTTGTTTAAACCTATTCACTATATTAGCAATTGTTACAGCCATTTTTCTTTTTTATTTTTTATTTTGTTTTCTTGTCATCTCTACATGTTTGTCTCTTTGATGGAACATACTCAACCAATTAAGACAAGCAATATAGTTCATTTCATACACCTCTTCAGGTGTCAAATTTAATTCTTTTACCAACTTATGCACCATTAAGTGCCACTGCCATTTCTTATAATCAAAACTTCCAGTGTCGGGAGCTGTTGGTTGGCCTTCTTCTACAACTTTTCTTTTACCAAAGTAACCTTCATAGTTATAAAAGACACCTTCCCTCCATCTTAAAAAAAATCCTTTAAGTGATTGACATCAGCCACACTTAAATTCTTTCTAAATAGTTCCTTCATCTCTTCATATTCCTCAGCAACGAATGGACCAGGAATTTTAACTTCCTTACCACCTCTATTTACTACCTTAACCTTTCTTATCAAAATAGGTAGCAGGTTTGTTAGTAATTTACTTACCTCAGTATTACCAATTAGTAATTCCATAGAAACCATATCACCCATTTCTAAACTATCCAAATTTTGAATAGCCATATACTCTTGACCATCAATAACATAGTTCATTTTTCTTGTATTGATGACTTCAGTAGATGCCCATTCACAAGCTGTTGCCAATTCTTCAAATGACTTTTTAGTCATCTTACTTAAACCTTCTTGAGGCGCTCCTGTTAATATACTCAACATTTCAATTGAGTATTGATAACGAGATTTATACTCTGATAAAAGACCAGCTAAATCAACTATCTTTTCAAACATTTCTAAAGTAACCTCTTCCCAACTTTGTGGCATTTGGTATTCCACTCCTTCTAATTCAATTATTATCATATTTCCTTTTATAACTTTTTTATATAAATATAGTTTATTAAACTTTGTCTTTGTTTTCCTCCCACCACATCTTTAACCTTCTAAACATAGCTCTTATTGATGGGTCGCAAGTCATACAATACTTTGCGCCTGGGTCAATATATCTTTGTATCAGGTCTTGTGCTAAATGTTTGTCTAACATCTTAGCAGTTGTGAGATTATACAATCTCTCAAATTCTTTTTTGTCGGTCTCGTTCATTCCACTTATTACTTTTTTTTATTCTTAATACTTTAAAGAATTGTTCCATATTTTGTCTATTACACAGATAAGCTACAACTCTACCATTATCACCCACATTATCTTTTCTTCTAAATAAGTCAGGTCTTGTATTTAGAAGTTCTCTTAAATACTCACTCTTTATTATATATATTAATTCCCACTCAGGAAAAAAATATATATAATAATCAGCTTTTGTAGCCATAATACCACTTGGTTTTCCCTTATGACTAACTTCAATAACCATATTGTTTGTAATACGATTAAACTTTTCCCACCTATCTGTTTTAACTTCTAATGTTTGTATCTCACCTTTTCTATTTTTTGCTTTTATATCCCACCAGTAATCATCTCTTCGTTCTAAAATAGTATATCCTAATCCTTCTAAAAACTCACATACTAAGTCTTCACCAAAGTTACCATCACCTAAATCATCAACCCACTTTTCATAATAATTCATAATCATAATCATTTTATCTTTAAATACTTGTATCACTAAAGAACTTGTATTCAATCTTTTTTAGATAGTGTATTGTTATGGCTATAACACAAGCCAAAAATAAACTACCAGATGCCACTAAACTAAACCACATACTAAAACATTTACTACAAGTCAGTAAATAAACAATAAGTGTTTTAATGACCTGTAA